GTGAAGCTATCGGACGTAAAGGTCAAGAATCTCAAGGCAGTCGGCAAGCACGCCGACGGCAAAGGGCTGTACCTGCTTGTCGCTGCGACGGGCGCGAAGTACTGGCGGCTGAAATATCGCTACGGCGGTAAGGAGAAGCTGCTGGCGCTGGGCACCTATCCCGAGGTGACGCTGGCGCAGGCCAGGGACAAGCGCACCGACGCCCGCCGCGCGCTCGCCGAGGGCGTGGACCCTGGTGAACTGAAAAAGCAGGCCAAGGCCCTGATCGCCTTCAACGCCGAGAACACCTTCAAGTCGGTTTCCATCGAGTGGATGGACCACCAGCGCAGCCGCTGGAGCGAGGACACCGCCGCCGCCATCAAGGCATCCCTGGAGACGCACGCCTACCCCACCCTGGGCTCACGCCCCATTGCAAACCTTGCCGCCCGTGACGTGATGGCGGTGGTCAAGGGTGTGGAAAGCACCGGCGCCCGCGACATGGCCGGCCGGGTGCTCCAGCGGATCAAGGCTGTATTCCGCTTCGCCGTCACGCACGACAAGATCAAGCACAACCCCATGCTGGATCTGGTGCAGTCGGAGATCCTGAAGCCGTACAAGGTCAAGCACCGCGCCGCCATCGCCCTGGAGGAGTTGCCCGACTTCCTGCGCAAGCTGGGCAGCTACGGCGGTGACCCGCACACGAAGAACGCGATGTGGTTCTTGATCCTGACCGCGACCAGAAGCGGCGAGGCAAGGGGTGCGCGCTGGGCCGAGATCGACGCGAAGATATGGCGCATCCCGGCCGCACGGATGAAGATGGACCGGGATCATGTCATCCCCCTGTCCCGCCAGGCCCTGGAAGTGCTCGACGCGATGAAGCCTCTGACGGGCGACCGTGAGCTGATCTTCCCCAGCCCGTACTACCCCAGCAAGTCACTGTCGGAGAACACCTTCAACAGCATGCTGGCGCGGATGGGCTTCGGCGAGGCCACGGTCCACGGGTTCCGGTCCCTCTTCAGCACCATCGCCAACGAGGCGGGCCACAACGCTGATGCCATCGAGCGCGCCCTGGCCCACGCCGAACGCAACGAGGTGCGCGCCGCCTACGACCGGGGCATTCGCCTGCAAGAACGCCAGAAGCTCATGCAGTGGTGGGCCGACTACCTGGATGGGCTACGACATGCCGTGTGACATGTACACCCCGCGTTCGACGACATGCACGACGACTTCCGCGTCGACAAGGTGCAGATCATGCTCAAAAAGGTAACGCGCGCTGAATTTTTTCTATCGGGAAAGGATTCCGCTCACTGCATTTGTCAACTGAATTTCACTATGAATTCGGCGACCAGAGAGGAAACGGCTATGCACCCTCTGGACCAAAACCGCCCGCTAGCCCGCATGGATGCTGGGTTTCTGAATAGACACCCGCATGGCTATTGGCCTGGCGGACGGTTGTGTTGGGAGAGGCGCTAGCGATGCGCACCGCCTGTACTGTGACGTTCGTGAAAAACACTACATCTAGTGCCTTGAACCCTCATTCCCCCCTAGATATAGTTCGTTGCGCTTTTTGGACATCCAGTGGTCCAAAAAGGCGAAGGCCCCGAGAGCCGGCAAGCTCAAGGGGCCTTCTTGGACACCAGGCCGAAACCTAGAGCCCACTCTTCTTAGCATGGAGAGGACTCGCAGTTTATGGGTCGGCACATACCCCGGTCAACCGTAGTTGACTTGGGGTGTGACCCGCTCCACGGCTCTGGTGGTTTTTACATATCGCACTATGAAAAGGATAGCGATGACCACCGAGGCAAAAGCCCAACCACTCGACGACGCCCTGCTGCGTCTCCCTCAAGTCCTGGCCCGTGTGCCTGTCAGCCGCGCAGGCTGGTGGGCAGGCGTCAAGGAAGGCCGCTTCCCGCCCGGCATCAAGCTGGGGCCGAAGACGACCTGCTGGCGCCGCAGCGACATCGACCGCCTGATCGCATCCCTGTGAGCGGGAGGCCGTCATGCACGAGATCGTCCAACACGAGGCGGTCAGCCCGACCGCACCCGACGACACCTGCCTGCTGAACGAGGACGCAATCCCCGTTGAGCTGCGTCCGAAGGCCCGCGCCTGGTTCGCCAGGCAAATGGCGATGTGCGAGGCCAAGCACGGCCCGCACTGGCGCGAGAACCGCGAGTGGGTGGCCGACTACCTGAACGCCGAACTGGCCCACCACCTGGAGGGCCGGCCATGAGCTTCGACCGCAACCGGCTCCCGGACCCGCTGAGCTACTTCGAACACCAGGACTTGAAGCTGACCCCCAAGGGCAAATGGCGCTCGGCGCGTTGCGTGTTCCACGACGGCAGCGACAGCATGCGCATCAACACCGCGACCGGCGCGTGGGTGTGCATGTCCTGCGCGGCCAAGGGCGGCGACGTGCTGGCCTACGAGATGGCGACCACGGGCGCCGACTTCATCAGCGCGGCCAAGGCCCTGGGCGCGTGGATCGAGGACGGCAAGCCCGAGACCCGGCACAAGGCCACCCCCTTGCCCGCCCGCCAGGCCATCCAGGTGCTGAACTTCGAGTCCACCCTGACGGCGGTGGCGGCCGGCAACATCGCCAAGGGCCTGGCCCTGACCGACGCCGACCGCGCCCGGCTGATGGTGGCCGTCGGACGCATCAACCGCATCGCGGAGGCATTCGCATGAAGCGGGACGACTACGAAGCGATGGCCGCCGTGCTGGACGTGGAGGCCGGCTTGCCCGCTGCGCCCCCCGTGCATGCCCTGGACCTTCACGATCTTGCACGCCATAAGTTCAAGCCCCGCACTCCGCTGCTGGGCAACCTGATCCACTCGCAAGACTTGATGATGGTCTACGCCGGGCGCGGCATCGGCAAGACGCATTGGGCGCTGTCCGCTGGGTTTGCGACGGCCACGGGCGGGACATTCCTGCGCTGGACGGCGCGCGAGCCGCGCAAGGTGCTGTATCTCGACGGCGAACTGCCCGGCCAGGTCATGCAGAAGCGCCTTGCCATGCACCTGCCGGACGTGGAACCTGCACCCGGCTTCTTTCGGGTGTTCACCCCGGACCTTCTCGGCGACGGTCAGACGCTGCCCGACCTGGCCCGCGCCGACGGCCAGGACATCATCAACAGCATGATCGACGACGACACCGCTCTGGTGGTGTTGGACAACCTGAGCGCCTGGGCGCGCGGCGGCGGCAAGGAGAACGACGCCGACTCGTGGACCCCTATTGCGGCATGGCTGCTGGCGTTGCGCCGCAGAGGCATCGCCGTGCTGTTGGTCCACCACGCCGGCAAGGGTGGCGACCAGCGCGGCACCAGCAAGAAGGAGGATCTGCTGGACACCGTCGTCAAGCTGGCCCGCCCCGCCGACTATGACCCGCGCGAAGGCTCCGTGTTCGTCATGGAGTTCACCAAGGGCCGCAACCTGATCGGCGAGGACGCGGAAAGCCTGGAATTGAAGCTGGTGGTGGATGACGCCTCGCGGCGCGCGACATGGGCCTGGAACACCGCCGAGGGCAGCAACTTCGACCGAATCGTGCGGCTGGCGAACGACGGGTTGCGACAAGGTGACATTGCCGTGGAACTGGGTCTCAATAAGTCCAGCATCAGCCGCGCGCTGAAGAAGGCGCGCGAGCTGGGCCTGATCCAGCCCGAAAAGCCCCCCGTCAAGGCCGCCGGCCAGAAAAGTTGCGTTGTTGCGTTCCCTAGGGCAACGCAACTGCGCAACTCCGACCAGACCGAGGACGACATCGAGGAGATTCCGCAATGAGCCTGCGTGATGCCCTGCTGGATGCCATCGAGGAAAGTTGCGTTGTTGCGTTGCCTAGGGAGCGCAACTGCGCAACTTCCGAAGATGCCGCGAACGACCCCACGCCCGATCCCCGCCAATGGCTGCGCGAGTTCCTCGCCGACCACATCGTGCCGGTGCCGTCGATCCTGGCCGCCGCGAAGGATGCCGGGTTGCTCTGGAATGACATTGTTCTCGCCGCCGAGGACATGCTGGTGCGCGTGATGAAAAGCGACGGCAGGACCTATTGGGCGATGCCGCAGAAGCGGATCAAGTCCAGCGTGCCGCCGGGCCGGGTGCTGACCATCCAGCCCGCATTCGAGCCGCCGCCGTGGGTGCAGTAGAGAAGTTGCGCAGTTGCGCCCCTTAGGCAACGCAACTGCGCAACTTTTGCAACTCGGCGCCTTCCGGCGCTTTTTTTTCGCCAGTTCGATAGATATTTGCTATCGATTCTGAATTGTGATAGTGTTTCTACTATCTCAATCTGCCCGCCGATAGCGTGGGCCAATTCATGAAAGACCCCGCTATGCAACTCGCCGCGATCCGCGAAGCCCGCACCGCCAAGGTGGCCGAAGCCCGCACCCTGCTGTCTGCCGAGACCCTCACGCCCGAGGCCAAGGCCAAGTTCGACGCCCTCAAAGCCGAAATCACCGCCCTGGAAGCCGACGAGGCCCGGGCGCAGTTCATCGAGGACATGGAGCGCCGCGCCACCGGCACGCCCGTGGACAAGTCCCGCAAGGACATGGAGTCGCGCGTGAACGTGCTGGACGCCATCGCCGCTCAGGTGGAGAACCGCGCTGTCACCGGCGCGCTGGCCGAGTTCCAGCAGGAAGCCAAGCGCCAGGGCATCGAGCCCAAGAAGGGCGGCATCCTGCTGCCCACGTCCATCTTCGAGAAGCGCACGACCCTGACCACCGGCGGCGCCGCTGCCATCGTCCCCGACGACTTCAAGGCGGACCAGTTCATCGGCCTGCTGCGCAACTCGCTGATCGTGAAGCAACTCGGCGCCCGCGTGCTGACGGGTCTGCGCGGCGATACCGTGATCCCGAAGCAAGCCACCGCCGCGACCGCGTACTGGCTCGCCGAGGGCGATTCGCTGACCGAGAGCAACACGACCTATTCCAGCGTGAAGCTGGAGCCCAAGCACGTCGGCGCGCTGTCGAGCATCAGCCGCCAGCTCATCCAGCAGAGCAACCCGGCCATCGAGCAGTTGATCCGCGACGACTTCTCGGCCGTGGTGTCGCTGGCCGTGGACAAGGCGCTGCTGTCGGGCACTGCGGTTGCCAAGCAACCCGTCGGCATCCTGAACGTGTCGGGCATCCTGACCGGCTCGCTGGCGACGGTGGACTGGCTGTCCATCCTGGGCCTGTTCGAGAAGTTCGCCACCGCGAACACGGCCCCGAATGCCGCGCTCATCACGCCCAAGACCGCCACCCGTCTGCAAGCCACGCTCAAGGACGCGACGGCCGGCTCGTCGTACCTGCTGGAAGGCGGGCGAATCAACGGGCTGACCACGCACACGACCAACCAGTTGACGGACGTGGACGCCACCACGGGCCGCCTGGTCATGGGCGACTTCTCGCAACTGGTAATCGGCGAATGGGGCGCCACGGAAGTGCTGGCGAACCCCTATGCCGCCGGCTACTACGAGAAGGGCGACGTGCAACTGCGCATCCTGCACACGATGGATGCCGTGGTGCGCCACCCCACCGCGTTCCTGTCGGTGGCGGACGTGGCCCTGGAGTTCCCCGAAGAGGAATAAGGAGCTGCGAATGTTGGAGATCCGCTCGACCGGCAGCCTGCGCAGCGAGGGCAAGACCCTGCGCGGGTATGCGGCGGTGTTCAACAGCGAGGCCGACCTGGGGGGCTTCGTTGAGGTGATCCGCAATGGTGCCTTCCGCAAGACCCTGGAAAGCGGCTCCAACATTCGCGCCCTGTACCACCACCAGGGCGATGCGCTGCTGGGCACGACGCGCGGCGGCACGCTGCAACTTCGGGAGGACACGCATGGACTGGCTTTCACACTGGCTTTGCCGGACACCACCCACGGCCGTGACCTGGCTGTGCTGGTGGATCGTGGTGATGTGGCTGGGTGTTCATTCGGGTTTCGCGTGGCCGATGGCGGCGACCGATGGGAGCAGCGCGGCGCGCAGCTCGTGCGCGAACTGCTGAGCGTGGACCTGGCCGAAATCACCCTGACCAGTGACCCGGCCTATGCCGACACAACTGTGGCCCTGCGCAACCGTCCTGCGCTGGTGCTGACCGACACCCGGCGCCTGTGGCTGGAAACCTGCGAATGAACATCCTCGACCGCGCCCTGCACCTTGTCGGCCTGGAGCGCCGGGCCACCAACCCGAACGACACCTGGGGCGCCTTCCAGGCCCTGCGCACGGGTCCCGTGAACGACCAGACCGCGCAAGGCGTCAGCGCCGTCTATGCCTGCGTGCAGGCCATCAGCGAGACGGCTGCCACGCTGCCCCTGCCGCTGTACCGCAACAAGGGCGACGACCGCGAGAAGGCCACCGACCATCCGCTGTACCGCGTGCTGAACGACCAGTTCAACCCCGAGCAGACCGCGATGGAGGGCCGGGAATATCTCACTGCCTGCGTGCTGCTGCGCGGCAATGCCTTCGCCAAGATCGTGCGCGGCTACGACGGCCAGGTGCGCGAGCTGTGGCCCATCAGCCCCGACCGCATGACGGTGCTGCGCCTGGACTCCGGCCGGCTGGCCTACGAGTACGCCGACACGATGGGCCGGATGCATCGCCTGCTGCCCGAGGAAGTGCTGCATCTGCGTCACCGCCTCGCCGACGACGGCGTGATGGGCATCAGCCCGATTCAGGCCGCGCGTGGTGTGGTGGAGCTGGCGATTGCCGAGGGCGAGCATGGTGTGAACACCTTCCGCAACGGTGCCCGCCTGCTGGGCGTGCTCAAGTTCCCCGGCAAGCTCAAGCCCGAGCAGCGCACGGCCATCCGCGAATCGTGGGCCAGTCAGCATGCCGGTGGCAGCAATGCCGGCAAGACCGCGATCCTGGAGGAAGGCGTCGACTACCAGACCGTCAGCATGACGCTGGAGGATGCCGAATGGATCGAGGCGCGCAAGCTGTCGGTGATCGAGGTGTGCCGCCTGTTCCGTGTGCCTCCAGTGATCGTGCAGAGCATGGAGAGCGCCAACTACAGCAACAGCGTGGAGCTGGCCCGCCAGTTCGTCACGCTGACCATGCGCCGGCACCTGACCATGTGGGAATCGGCCATCAGCGCCAAGTGCCTGACCGATGCAGGGCGACGGATCTACTACCCCGAGCACAACGTGGAAGGGATGCTGCGCGGCGACAGTGCCAACCGTTCCGCCTTCTACGCATCGGGCATCACCTCGGGATGGATGCTCAAGTCCGAGGCCCGCAAGCTGGAGAACCTGCCGAGCATCGAGGGCATTGATGACGCATCGGTCGAGGGTCAGACGCCAAATCCGACCCCTGCGCCGCAGCCCTACCCCAGCAAGCAGAAGGAGGCCGCATGACGCGCCCGAAGCTCAAGATGCTGCAGCCACGCTTGCAGACGCTGCCTGATCGCCTCCCCACGCTCAAGACGCCTCGCGCCAAGCGGTCGGGACGCGATGCAGACCCTCGCCGCACCCTGCCCCTCAACTCGGCCGCATGGCAGCGCCTGCGCGCATCTGTGCTGGCGGGTGAGCCCCTGTGCAGGGCATGCATCCAGCGTGGTGTGCATGAGCCTGCAACGGACGTGGACCACATCAGCGGTGATCCGAGCGACAACACGATGGAGAACCTCGCTCCCCTGTGCCACTCGTGCCACTCGATCAAGACGGCGATGGACAAGGGCAAGAGGGTGAGCCTGGGCTGCGGGCTGGACGGCTGGCCCATCGACCTGCGCCACCCGTGGAACGCCGACAAGCCCGTCGCCGCCCTGCTGCGCAAGCCAGAAATCACGGGCAACCGGGGCCGCTAGACCGCCCGGTTCCTCTCGAATTACCGCAACCTGCTCAATAAATAGGCAACCATGAAGACCACGCCCAAGCGCCATCGCAGCGACAGCGCCAAGGCTGCCGTGCAGGCCGCGCAGAACGCCGCACAAGGCCCGATTGCACCGCCTGCATACGTCACCCTGCCCGAGCAGTGCAAACCGTTCTGGGACGCGATTGTGACCAGCCGCCCGCGTGACACCTGGACCGATGCCGATCTGGTGCTGGCCGCCAATCTCGCCCGCACGCAGCATGCCATCGAGTCCGCCGACGTGGGCAGCGATGAACACGCCAAGCTCACCCGGCTGGCGATGGCTCTGTCTCGTTCCATCAGCGTGCATGCCACCGCCACGGTGGGCCGCGCCGCCGACATGGTGAACGCTGCAACCCTGGAGCGCGAGGCCCGGCAAGAGCACGACCCGCTCATTCCTACCCTGCGCGTCGTCGGCTGACTTTTGCGCCCACGATCATGACCCGCGCCGAGGCCATCATCCAGTTCATCGAGCGTTACTGTGTGACGCCCGAGGGCGCGGATGTGGGCAAGCCGCTGGTGCTGGCCGAGTTCCAGAAGAAGTTCATCCGCGAGGTGTACGACAACCCGGCCGGCACGCGCCGGGCCATCCTGTCGGTGTCGCGCAAGAACGGGAAGTCGGGCCTGATCGCCGGGCTGCTGCTGGCGCATCTGATCGGCCCCGAGGCGAAGCTCAATGCGCAACTGGTGTCGGGTGCGATGAGCCGGGATCAGGCGGGGCTCGTGTTCAACCTTGCCAGCAAGATGGTGCAGCAGTCGCCCAAGCTCACGAAGCTGGTGCGCATCATCCCGTCCGGCAAGCGCCTGATCGGCCTGCCGCTGAACACCGAGTTCCGGGCGCTGGCGGCGGATGGCCGCACGGCACACGGGCTGTCCCCCGTCCTCGCCATCCTGGACGAAGTGGGCCAGGTGCGCGGGCCGCAGTCGGACTTCATCGACGCCATCACCACCAGCCAGGGCGCCCACGCCGAGCCGCTGCTGATCGCCATCAGCACGCAGGCGGCATCGGACGCGGATCTGCTGTCCACCTGGATCGATGACGCCAAGGCCAGCGATGACCCGCGCATCGTGTGCCACCTGTACGCCGCGCCCGAGGGCTGCGACCTGCTGGACGAAGCGGCATGGCGGGCAGCAAACCCGGCCCTGGGCATCTTCCGCTCGGAGGACGATCTGCGCGAGCAGATGAAGCAGGCCCAGCGCATGCCCAGCATGGAGAACACGGCGCGCAACCTGCTGCTGAACCAGCGGGTATCGACCGAATCACCGTTCGTGTCTCCGGATGTGTGGAAGGCGTGCGGCTCACTTTCCAATTTGGATAGTGACGGCCCGGTGTTCGCCGGCCTGGACCTGTCCATGCGCACCGACCTCACGGCGCTGGTGATCGTCGGCAAGGTGGATGGGGTGTGGCATGTGGTGCCGCATTTCTGGACGCCCGAGCAGGGGCTGACGGATCGCGCCAAGCGGGACCGCGCCCCCTATGACGTGTGGGCACGGCAAGGGCTGCTGCACACGACCGCAGGCGCCACGGTGGACTATGAGATCGTCGCGCAGGACATGCTCGCCATCCTGGCCGACCTGGACGTGCAGGCCATCGCGTTCGACCGCTGGCGCCTCGATCTGCTGCGCAAGGAGCTGGACAAGCTCGGCGCCGACCTGCCGCTGGTGGAGTGGGGCCAGGGCTACAAGGACATGGCCCCTGCCCTGGATGCGCTGGAGGCCGAGCTGCTGAATGGGCGGATCGCCCACGGCATGCACCCGGTGCTGTCGATGTGCGCCGCGAATGCCGTGGTCACGAAAGACCCGACCGGCGCCAGGAAGCTGGACAAGAGCCGGGCCACCGGGCGCATCGACGGGATGCAGGCCCTTGCGATGGCGATGGGTGTTGCTGCCCGCGCCGAGGAAGGCCAGGAGCACAGCGCCGATGCCTTCACCTTTGTTTGACGTGCCTGGCCTGGGGGCCGCGAAAGCGATAACCAGGACGCGGATTACTCGGGCCGTGCCGCGTTTCAGCAAAACACCGAGATGCCAGTGGCGGGACTACCGGCGCGGCTGTGGTGCTCCCCGCGACAGGGGCACACGTACCGCAGTGGGCGACCCTTTCCACCCCGCGCGACTGGCCCCTATTCGGAGAACGACATGAGCATCATCGACCTTGAAGAAGCCAAGCTGCATCTTCGCGTGGACCAAGACGAAGAGGACGCCGCCATCCAGGCCATGATCAATGCGGCCGAGGCGGCAGTGCTGGACTACCTGAACCTGGAGGAGCTGCCCGAGGCGGCCCCGGTGCATGCCGCTGCGCTGATGCTGGTGGGCAGCCTGTACATGAACCGCGAGAGCCAGTCCGACCGGCCCATCATCGAGAACCGCCTGTTCACGCGGCTGCTGGACCCCTACCGGGCGATGGAGGCGTGATGCAGGCCGGCAAGCTGGGCCAGCGCGTGGTCATCGAGCGCCTGGTGCAAGGCCAGGGGCCTATCGGGCAGCCGATCAATGAGTGGGTGACGCTGGCCACCGTCTGGGCCGCCGTGGAGCCGCTGAACGGCCGGGAGTTCTTCGCCGCCGATGCCGCCCAATCCGAAGTCACCACGCGCATCCGCATGCGCTACCGCGACGACATCACCAGCGCCGACCGCATCGACCACGAGGGCACGCTGTACGACATCCAGAGCATCATCAACCCGCGCTCGGGCGACGCCGAACTGGTGCTGATGTGCAAGGCGGTGGGGGGCTGATGGGCCGATACCCCAGATTTGCGAACCAGCCGGAAGAAAACTACCCCCAAATATTTTTGATTGAGATAGACTTCGCTGGACGCCTCTGGATTGAAAAGCCTCTCCCACAGAGGGAGAAATGAAAAAACCCAGACGTCTTTGGACTGATCTGGGTTTGTCACTGGCGCACCCGGCAGGAATCGAACCTGCAT